TCTCCATTTACCCGCTCTTGTAGTACATACGATTTGTGGTTTAATGGGTAAATCGAACAAGGCAGTATTTGTGAGGATAGCCTTCCACGTATATTGCAACTCTTTACTTACAGCGGCTCGATGGATGGCTGGTGACCCAGCCCTACACTATCTGCCTGCAAAGGCAGCCATTAGTTTCCGACGCCTTTTTCCTGCCATGGACGTGATTGATGCCTTTTTACTCGGATGGGTCTTAGCAGACCTTAATGTAGTATCATATGCTTGGAGCCTAGCGACCAGAGTGCTAAATAAATTAATGCACATGTTGAATGGCAATATGAATTACAATCACAAAGGCAAGCTTTATGAATTGTGTCAGAAGTGGGGGGTCCGAGTACCCACCTACTCAACCGAGAGCATGATGTCAGGCACGACGCTCTTGCATACAGCCACGTGTGTCATTCAGTCGTTGAAGGACCTTAAACGTGCAACTGCATCTGCATCGTCAAAATCACAGGCGGAACAAGAAGCATCAGAGAAGATGTACAACCACATGATCAAAAATGAGGCTGATTTCCGACCATCAAGTACAAAGGCCAAGCCAGATGATGATATAGTATCTGAATTGCATAAGGCTTTCTCATATGAGTTTAAGTACGATATCCTGTTGATTGATGCCGACAATGTCAAAGCACCTCATACCACCGGTATGCCCCTCCACTTCTCGAAGATGACCTATTTTGTAGGCGTCGCGACGTCTGTCCCATCTTGGGAAGATTATCTTGAGAACTGGGAGTATTACTTTGGTGATATCAGAGAGAGGATTGTCGAGGCAACACCTGATGCTGCCGACAATGTGCTATTGAGGGTGATTCGTGAGAACCCAACTGCCGCAATGGCTATGCTCACGAAAGATGGGAAATTGATAAAGCTGGCCAAGGAAACCAGTCCGACCATCGCAATAGCACCTAACTTTGACGCTCTGCCCCGAATGAGTTTGATGCGCGCCAACAATGTATTCTCTAAAGACACATTGGAGGTTATAGCGCGGTTATTCCACAAATTCGGTGGCCAGGAGTCGGCCCAACCGCCCCCTCCGGTTAAACAGGCCTTTAAAACATTTTAGGCCCTGACACAATAATTGGCGAACCACCAGACTGGTCCTGGTAATATGGG